CTGCTCATAAAAATGTTTTGCAATTGTGTCAACATTATCAGCGGCGTACATGGCTTTATGATACCCTTTCAAATCCACAACATCTCCTTTATCATTTAAGAACTTCTTAACCAGGTTAGTTATGTTTGATTGTTTGTCTGCTACAACATCTTTATTAGCGACTCCATACCTAAAATTTTTATCTCCCAAATTAAAATCAAAACCTTTGAAATCTTGGTTGAATAAATTCTTAGTGTCATCTTTAAATTTTGAATGTTGCAACTCCACCATTTGTTGCTCTTCATTATAGCGGTTGAAAAAATCATTTGCTTTTTGTTGGTCTTGTGTAATACCAGGTCTCAACTTGATTTCCTCGTAATATTTACTTTTAAGTCCGTCTAAAAAGGTTCTTGCTTTTGCAACCTCTTCTTTAAAAGCGAGTTTCTTTTTACGGATGTCTCGCTCTTCGTCCAATTCTTCATCATATTCAAAATTGTCTTCCATAAGGAATTCAATCTCTTCGTTATCTAAATGTGGGCGTGTTTTTTTATAATACTCCTTTAATAAGGTTTCGTTGTTTATATTTGAGTAATCCGCATTAAGCCTAACATAATCATTAATATCGCCACCGGTTTCCTCCATAAAAGAAACAAGTTTTTCTATGTTTTCAGGCAACGGTTTACCGGAATACTCGGATGCTCTTATAGCATCAGTTGCTTCTTTCGCTAAATTAGTTGTTTCTTGTTGAAGTTGTTCTTCTGTAATTTCATTTATTACAGTTACTTCTTCTTCTTGACTGGTAACGATTTTAGATTCTTCGTTTCCTTGGACCACTTCTTGCAATCCCACTTGGGATCCCTCGCTGCCCAACAGGCTTTCATTTGTGTTTTGCTCTTGAATGGCATCTGTTGTTTCTGTTTCATTAGCAATAAATACTTTTGTTACTTCAGGCTCAACCGTTGAAGTGGGTTCTGAGTCACTAATTGTAACCTTTGTAACCTGATCAACTTTGTTTAGTTTTTTAGGGACTTGTTTTTTTATTTTGAATTCCCCCTCTGTTTTAATTTCTTCTGACATGATATAATATTATAAGATTGATTGGTAAAATTTATTTTGGTTCGAACTGAGCTAAATCAAAACCACTCATATTGTCAAAGCCGGCGGATTCAAAATTCTTTGGCATTGTTTTGTTTTGTCTTTGATCTATTAGTTCTGATTGTTGGGTTGCCGTAGTTTTTAATCTATTATCTTTACGGTCCTCAATAGTGTTAAGTTTTGATTGTTGTGCTTGGGCATTAATTTGCGCTAATTGCATTTGGTATTTAAACTCTTCCGCCATCAACAATTTCTTAAGTTGAGCTTCGTGTTCCATTCTCTGGATCTCGAATTGGTTTTTAGCTTGCATTTTTTGAATTTCAGTTTGAGCTAATGCTTGTTGCTTTTGCACTTCTGCTAATGCAGCCGCTTCTGTTGTTTGAGAGTTGGCTTGCGCTTGCGCTTGTATGTTCGCTTGTTGATTTGCTTGATCTCTTTCTTGCTTTTTTCTTCTCTTGTATTTCAAAGATTGATTAGCAAGTTTAAGATTATTAATTTCTCTTAAATCAATAGCGTCTTCAAGGTCAATTCCGCCTGATTGCAAAGCAACCTGTATATTTTGTTCTAGCTGAGCTTTTTCTTCTTCATCAGGTTCTAATTCTAAGAATATGCCAAAGTCGTGAATATCTAAATTTTGTAATTCTTCCAATGTTCTAACATTCGATACTGATATACTCTGTACCAATGCATTTGCTGTTAATGGAAACTTTAAAGAGTCCCCTATTCTTTTGGATATATTCTCGCATATTCTTAATGTTATATATAGACTAGCGTCTAGTACGTGTCTTGTTGCTACATTTGAATTAGCAGCGGCCATTTTTTGTAAACCTACTAATGAATTGGAATCCGGCATAGAGCCATCTCTTGCTTCGTTAAGACCCGTTACATCACGTATCATTTGTAAATAATATTGGTACGTATTTATTAACGATGAAATTTTAGCATTTCCAGACGATGTTTGTAATTCCTGAATTGGAACTTTCCCTGGGTTACCTGATCCATCTTGTGTCATTGATCTACCAACAATACTACCAGTTTGAAAATACATATTTAATGCTTCTGCTGGATTGTAATTTGTACCATTTCCTAAATCAACTTCTGCTAATCCGTCAACATCGACAAATACACCATCAGGAACCATTCTAGCAAGTACCTGTTGTAGTTTTAAATGCGTTAATTGGATCATATCCGCAAAAGAAGTAATTCTACTTACTATAGACTCAATTCTGCCTTTATAAAGACGTGGTGCGCAAATAGCATAATTCATATCTACTTTTGTAGTATCAGCCATTGGTCTTGTCATATTCTCAGCCAATTCCCATTTAAGCATTTTCTTATGCCCTAGTATTTTTGCTCCTGAATAAAGAACCTCAATACTTCTTGATACCACATTAAAGTTATCATTGACTGGAGGATTAAATCCGTCATATTTTACTAGTGCTTTTTCTAACCCCTGCTCTGTTTGTTTTATTTTAAATACTTGGTTTGAATATGTTTTGTATTCAAAATATAAAACTTGTATTGTGGTTGTGTCGTAATTTTGATTTGTATAAGTACGACTATAATCATTTGTTCCAGGAAATTTTTCAATTTCTTCTAACTCCTCATTAGTTAGATTTGGGAATTGTTTTTTTAATTCTTCTAAACTAATAGACTTTACTTCTCCAACATAATATACATCAGAAAAATTAGGATCCTCTGTATAAGAATAAACTAAATTTGATGGATCGACATAATCTATTGTAACTCCATTTGAGCCATTCCAATTAGTTTTAGCAGCTGCAATACCTAATACTGTTAAATCATAATTAAGTCTTTTAGAGATATTATCAAATTTGTTTTTATTTAAAACATAATTGATAACCTCCTCTTCTGCAATTTCTACAGCTTGCTTATAATTTAGTTGTAGATGTATTTCTAATTCTTCGTTATCTTCGGGTAAAGTACTAGGATTTGGTGTACTATATAAATTCGCTCCTAATTTTTCTTGAATATCATTTAACAACTCTTTAGCATTCATGTCCCTTAATAATGCTGCGGTATAATTTGTTTTTTGGGCAATAGATTGTGGATCTTGTGCAAATGTTTTTATTTTAAATAATTTATTAGACATGCCATTAACAACTATATCCACAAATTTAGGTATAATTGGTATTGGTTTCCAGTCTAAATTCAAATAAGATAAATCACCATTAATGGATAATTCATCTTTGTATTTTTGTATGCTTTGTTCACCTCTAGCATATAATCTAAGGTTATGGAAAGTTTGCCAGTTAGTGCTCCATCTGTCATTTCCAAGACTAGTTCTATTACCTCTAAACCACTCACCTTCTATAGCCATGCCTACTGCATAACCATAATCTAATGTTTGTTTTTCTTCGTCCGGTACCACCTGACTTGGGAAAGAGCTATTCGTGTTAGTATAAATCATCTATTATATTATTTGTGAACTATAACCTCGGTTATTATATTTTTTGAAATTTAATTCTACTTTTTCTTTTTTATATGTAGTCGACGGCGAATATAAATGTTTGTTACACGCCATTATTGCAAATCCAGAACTTATGGTTGCATCATGCTTTGTTCTATTATTTATATTAAATCTAGACCAGTCATTTAATGTTTTCTGAAAATACATATCTCCATATCCATTCTCTTTATATCCAACATAATCTTCTATATAAGTTTCAATAGCGGATGCGTGTGCTTGTATAATGTCTTGTCCTGCTGAAGGTATACCGCCAATCTCTTTTTCTGTTGGCGATAAATTATTCCAAGCTTTGTCAGGGCGATTCATTGAGAATGGCCTATAACCCCTTCTTTTTAAATAATATAACAATCTAGCTTTGTTATTCTCTGCTAGTATAGGCATACCATAAAATACTAAAGCCATAAGAACCTCTTCAAAAAATATTTCAGAAGTTTGTGGTCTAGCAATATATTCTAAAAAGAAATGACTTGGCGGAACGTCTTCCATTGAAAACTTAGTTAACCCATGAAGCGATCCATTCGATCCTCTTACATCAACTGTTCCTGATATATCGTAACTATCACATCCAAATGCACCTAAGTGTTCATTGCCTGGATACTTAAGTCCATCCTTTATTATTACACGGTTTTGGAGATGTTTCGGCGGAACCCACGATATTAAGAATCTTCCTTCTTTACTTGGATAGAATACAACCTTTGAATCTTGTATTCCGTTTTCCCATTGGAAGCTGCCTTGTGTTATAACTTGCGAGTTTCTTAGATCATCGTTATAATCTATTTGCTCATATATTTTTGTAAGATTAAACAAAGATTGTTTTGTCTCATCCCTAAATGCATGCTGTTCTGTTCTTGGGAACTGACGGTAGTATTCGTTTAAACCGTCTTGATCTTGTTTTAAACCATCAACCTCATTCTGCCAATGTTCAATAACGCCATACTCTATATAGTTACCATCTATACCCTTAACTGGTTTTTCTGGAGTATCAAATACAGGTATCCCATAAGTATCAATGAATCCCTCGTACGACCATTCCATAGGTATGAACAAACTATATAATCCTGAACTAGTTTGTCCATTGCGGTTTCTTTTCGTAACATCTGAATCATTATATAATCTTTTGAAGTTTTCACCTCCTTTGTCTAAAGCATTTGAGGTTGAACCCATCATACACTTTCCAATAACTCTACTACCTAATCTAAGTGTTGTTTTAGTAACACGCCAGTTATTTAATATGTTATCGGGTCTTTCCCATTTACCACTTTCATCGTG